AATATGAAAGTTCTTGGAACATGCCAAGTGCACTATCAACATTATATGGTCTAAAACTAGGATCTCTATTTTGGATAATAGACGTACACTTTTCATCACTACACATTACTTTAGGTGAATATGTATTTGCAACTGATTCAGTTTGCTTGAATCTAAGTTTAATTTCGTTAATTTCAATTGGAACTGACATTTCATTGCTTGTTCCATCATCATATTCATATTTGACTTCAAAATAGAACTCGTCACACTCATCTAAAAAGATATTTGCAGCATCTCCTAGATTTCCAGGAGAAACCTGATACCATAAGGACCAGTCTAATCTATTTCTAGAATACCTAAAACTGCGAGTGAGTTTACTTAAGTCTAGTGTGTTTGGAGTAGCGATCACAAGGTCTTCAACAAAATCTGTAAAGTCAGTAATTTTACAGATAGGGTCAGCTGTTGAAAATATCCTAAAGTTTTTACTAAACGTCAAGGAATTATTTTGTGGATCAATTAATAGTTTTACTGTTGTTTTAACCATTGAGGTAAACTCTTATTTAATTTATTTATTTTGATTTTTTGATTAAACTAGTATCTATTTCTAAGTAAAATAAATAATAAAAAACACGGCATCGCCTTGAAAAAGAAAACAATTTTAGATCCCCTATGGATAACTAAAGGATCGTACTTAGACCCAGAATATTTTAACTATATCTTACTTGCAGCTAGTCAAAAATACAGAGTTGACTTAGAGGAAGGACCATTAGAAAATTTTTATGAGATATTTTTCCATAGTTTAAACCTTAATAACTTGGCAATTGATGGAGATTTATTTGATTTTAAAATGCATCCAATATTTAGGGATGAGAGAATTCAAAGAATTACAAAGGACCTTAAACAGATTTTTACTAAAAAGGAAGAAGTTGTTGAGATCTTTAGAAATGCTAATTATGTTTTTCTAAGCTTAATTATGGAATACATGGAGGTACAGATGGATCTTATAGATGAAATGAATTTCTTTTATCTTAATGAAAGAATCCATGAGCAGGATGAAGTGTACATTGTAATAAACCAAGCAGGCAATCGAAAATATTCTATTTGGAAGCTTAAACTTGATAAGACTCAAGATTTTGGGTATTCTTTTAAAAGAGTTAAGTCAATTACTATTAAAGAAATTAAGGAGAACGCCCTTAGAGAAGAGATAGATGAGTTAGGAGACCCTCAGTTAGATGGCATGATAGAAACTAAGAATGTCTTATTCGTTATCTTAGACGGGCCCTCTGAACGAATATCAGCAAATGTCATAAAGGACGTAATTATGCTAAATAAAGGAATTGCAAAAGGCATTAATTTTGAATCAACTATAATTGGCGAGTTGTATGGACTCTTTGCAGCTGAAAGACTAATGCCTTTTACCCTTAATCAGTGGATGGATTAATATTTAATAATATACGTTAACGCATAATACGGCGGTAAGTTATTAACTGGAGTAGTTGCAGAGGCAACGCCATTTACAGTTCCCCAAGTTAATTGAGGGTCGCCGGCTGCATTCTTTTTCCCGTTTCCAGTATGACCTGCAAAATCAGCATTGGTGTGAGTATGGTCTCCACCAGCAATTCGATCGTAGTTTGACCAGGATGGATTCTCTGCACCTTCAGCTGTTTGAATACCTTCTGTTTCCCTTCCAAGATTATCATGTGTTCTAGCTCGGTGATTGTGAGACCCACCGCCAGTAATATTAACAGTTGCACCATTTGGCCCATTCATTGCTCCTGGAGAAGTTTCATCATTTCTCATTTCGTGACTATGCGCAGGTATTTGTTCTTGGCGTAGATAGTTTTCATTGACTCCACCTGTATTAGCTACATAATATGGACCACCTGCGGTGGCATTATCTCCAGCACCCACTACAAATCTCTCTCTTATATCAGGAGTAACAGCTTGACCGAGTATTGATATACAATGAGCACGAAGTGCGTCATATTGTGTACCAGCAGGTATTTGATTACCATCGCATTTTAGCCAACCTGCAGGGGCAGCGCTACCAAAATAAGGCATCACTGAACCTAGTGGAACCCCTACTGCTGAGAAAGGAGTCCATGAACCTACGCCATTTGCATCTGATGTCATGACAGCAGCAGCTTGTTGATTACCGTCTACCATTTTAATATGCCCTTCAACATGTAGCTTTTCATCAGGAGTAGTTGTCCCGATCCCTACTCGTTGATTTGCTGTGATTCTAACAATCTCATTTCCTTTTATTTTAAAGATTAGTGCGATATCTGCGGATTGAGCAAGGTCAACTGGAGTATTTGAAGCATCCGTTGTAGCGTGCATAACAATTGACTTAGCATTAATTGGTGATGAATAACTTAATATTTGATTACCTGAACCATTTTGAAAAAAGTTCATTGACTGGCCTAAAGTATTATATCTTTGTAGAATTAAAGATAGTCCGTCTGGAACATTACCTCCAGTAGAAGTAATTGACTGAACGTGAAGAGGAGCTAATGGCGTTCCTATTCTAACTCCAACATTACCATCTGCATCAATCACAAAAGGAGTAGAGTCAGGCGCTGTACTATCTTCAACTAGGAAAGAATTAAGAGCCGTACTGTTATTAATATGTACTTTAGCAGTTGGTGAAGTAACTCCAATTCCAACTTCTCCTGCATTATTAATTACAAAGGGAGTAGAGTCAAGATTAGTATCATCTTCAACTAGGAAAGAATTTTCAGTAGTGCTATTATTAATGTGTAATTTGGCAGTAGGTGCGCTTATTCCTAGTCCAACCTTTCCTTCAATGATTGCACCATCAGTTGGGGCTTGAATTGCTTTATACCCATCACCAATTGAAGCATTTCCAGCAACGGTTAGGTGACTGGTAGGATCAACGTTTCCTATTGATACTTTATTAAGAACGTTTAAATTTCCATTAATATAAGTATAATCATCTAACAAGATTCCGTGCAAATCAGTTGATGTGTCTAACATAAATAGATCCTTATCATTTAATCTAGCCACTGAAGGGTTTACATAATTATATGCAATACCTAATGTTGAATTTAATTGAGTATTAGCAAAATATGACAGGGTTATACCATCTGCAACAACATGAGAATAATCAGAATCTAATATTTGCATCGATTCCCATGGCGCAAAATATACGGATAATTCTTCTCTAGGGGTAACAATTGAACCTAACGGGGTATCAGTATTAAATTTAGGAACTTTAAATTGAAAGGCACCATTTGAATCTACACCAGTGACTGGGGTAGTAACACTATCATCTGGTGCAATAGATAATGAAAAACTTCCAATATTTAAAAAATCAGAATCAAGTGAAGTTTGATTGAGATTAGTAGGTGGAGTATTTATTCCCCATCTATAATATTGAATTTTTAAATTATTTTTACTTGTACTCAATTTAGATGATCCGGCATCTGGATATTTTGATCCTAATTCTATGTGATAACGCGAACGATCATAAGTTGAAGTATCATGATCAACATATATGCTATTTAATGCTGTAAAATATTGAGTAGGATCTGATGGAAATCCTGGAATCGCAGTCTCATCAAAATTACTTAGAAATAATATATCATTTTTAGCATTTAATTGAGCACGTTGAGTCTCAGGTGGAGTTACAACATTTCTTAGTCTAAATGTAATAAATCTAGAATCAATTGATGTTGGATTTAATCCAAAATCTTTTGTAAATGGGGAGCCACCGCTTTGAGTTAAATAACTAGAAACAGCGGTAGATATACTTGCAACCTTTGTCCAAGTAGCAGTCGACAAGTCATATTGCCATGTCTCAAAGCCTGTCCCATCAAGATAAAGGTCGCCGTCAATTAAAGAACCTACTGGAAACGCTATGCTATTTGGATTTCCATTATCAACCCACCAAGTAGCTCCACGAGGACCCTGCTGGCCAGTTAAACCAATTGGTCCAGCTGGACCCTGTGGACCAGTTGTTCCAATAGGTCCAGGTGTACCTACTCCTAGCTCAAGGAGCTTATTGAAATTAAAATTTACTTTTTCAACATTGATCTCTTGGGGATCAGACGAAAATATTTCTTTTAGATTTATTCTAATTGGCATCTTAGATGAATTTAATTTTTATTTTTGGACTGATCATTAGCCCAGCACCAGCTTTTTTAGTAAAGTTAAACTTTAATATTAACTTATCTTTTTTATTTATTTGCAATGATTTTAATATAGCATATCCATTAGTAAAGCGATCTTTATCATTAAGGAATTCAAATGTGATTCCGTTTGGATTAGATTTGCCTCGAGTATTTGTACTGACAACTGCTGCATTTGGTTTAGCGTAAAACTCATTTACATCAATATCATATAATTTTAGTATGTTTATTCTTATATATTGTTTAACATAGTCTTCAAGACTATTGAAATTTCCAATAAACTCATTTGAATTTACAAGATATTGATTAAACTTGGACATGATTCCATCTTCAATTAAAAATCTAGTAAGAGCGTTGTTTAAATTGATTATACCAGATAAAGTTTCAGGAGTATCTTTTATTACAAACTCTCTATTTGTCATATCTACTTTATCTAAATCTTCATTTTCAGAGATCTGATAGAATTGACTAGTATTTGTTTTATCAAATGATTCAAGTTCAATATATTCAGGAAGAACAATTAATTTAGATAAGAATGAGTCATCTTCTTCTATTCTTAATGCTCCTGAAACAGGTAATTTATCAGATTTTGTTGAATACTTATAATGGAATCCCCAGTCCCAATTACTTTTAAATAAAAAGTATTCTCCTTGACCGATTGCAATCTCATTAATTTTAGGATATACTGGTAAAAAGGCGTCATCTGATTCTAAGCTTAATATCTGAGTATCTGCTATTTTAATGTGATTAAAATTAGATAGAGTCATCATTGAATCTAATAAAGTATTAAACTTTAAATTAGCTAATGTTATTTCCTTAATATCATTTCTTTTAAATTTAAAATCAGATCCATATATTGAATAATTTTGAACGACTGGCTCATATTCTCCTTTATATCGATTTATTTCGTATTTTAGAGGAAGATCAGCAACTTCATAATCAAACCCAATATCAGCTTGTCCTGAAAATTGAGGCGGAATCGATTCTGTATTATTTACAATTACTTGATTTTTTTTAGTGACATTTGAAATATCTAAAACTTCAAGATAATAATTAGGACTAGCAGAAAGTATACTGGTTCCAGGTAAAGACGTAGATTCAGAATAGGAATAGTATTCTATAAATTTATGAATAGATTCATTATTTTGAGTATTTACATATTTTTTAAATTTAGCAAAAGAAATCTTTTCAAGTATTTTTTGAAAGTATTTCGTACCTCCATTTAATACTTTAAATATGTAATACTTTTCAATAATAGACTTTGTACTACTTGGAACAGACCCTGAATTAAGAACTGAATTCGGCACACTAGGCTTAACTATACTTAATGTATAGTTAGATATGTTAAAATGAACATATTGTTCAGTTACTAAATCAATTATATTAATTAGTTCGCCTGACCCTGAAACTGGAGCATTTGAAATTTGTAAAGAGTTTTTAGATGTTATAAATTTATCTTCACTAGATATAGTGTCTCTAAAAAATACAATAGTATTTGTACTTGGATCATTAAAGTCATCAGAAAGTAAAGTAGGGTAATTAATAGTATTGATATTATTAATTCTTCTAATTGTCTGTAGTGAGTTATTTACTCCTGAATTTGAGATATTTAATTGTGATCCTAATCTCACAGTAGATAACGCATCTTTAGTTGAATTATATTTTTTACTTTTTAATGAATATAATAAAGTGTGGGTCATATCAGAAACATCATCTGAATTAAAGTCTATTCGATACTCTCCATTTACAGTCTCGTATGGAAATATTTTAGAGTTATCAGCTGGTGTAAATAGAGTAGAATCATTAAAATTAGCAGTATTTACATTTTTACTAGGATTAACATCAGTTAGCCAATATGGATCAATATCACTCAAATACCCTATGGCTAGTTCAATTACAATAACTATGAATTTCCAATCTTTATGCTCAATTACTTTATATTTAATTGGGGGTTGATCAAGTCGATTTATTTCTTCTTTAACTGGTTTAAGTAGACATGTAAATTTATATCCATCGAATCTATTAGTTGAGGTTTTAGCTTTAGGTCTATTATCTGGGCCAAGAACAGTTGGATCAGTCACATCTTTAAATGTTACTTTAAATCCTTTAAACATTGCCTCGTATTGGCCTGCACTGTTTTTAATTAAAGATGAATATCTAAATTGAGTATCGCCTACTTCTTTTCCAGTTACTGAATTAGTTGGAGTATACGTAAAATAATTGATAAAGTAATCTTTATCATTTAATAATTTAGTATAATCAAATTTTTCTTCAAAATAGTAATTGTTTTTTGCTAATAATGAATCATCACTAGTATAATTAAAATTACTCTCTATATAAAACCATTCATGGGTAAAGTTAATTGGATTTTGTGAGGAATCTACATGGTCAGGAGAAAAATTATTTCTACCAAATGTAATTTCAGTGTTTAATCGATATGGATTACCTCTAGAATCACTACTATTTTTTATTCCCCATTTAGTAATATATGGAATTACTTTTGATCTTAATGCAAAGTCCGAACTTTCATTTTCTTTATAGAAATCGTATTCAGTTGGAGTAAGCCCATTTGTGTACTTAATTTTAAGTAAATCATAGTCATCTAAATTAGCTAGTGAAACTACCTTTGTTGGGTCCTTAAGTAAAGAAAAACCCGAAAAATCTATTATTTCATTATTTGCATCATTTACTGGAATATCTAGTCGGCTAGTAAAACTATTTTTAAGACTAACTATTGGATTTCCTGATACAATAGTATACGAATCTAGTTGAGTTACTTGGAATGAAATACTGTTAGCTGATCCATCTCGAAGAGTATCGTCAGCGACTGTTTTAATTATTCCGTCTTTAACATAATAGTCATATCCTGGTTCAAGAATAGTGGTATTTTCAGGAATAAAATAATATTTATATAAATCTATTTCTGGGAAATTAGTGTATGTGCTTGAATAAAAATCAAAATCTAGATCTTTAATTAAAAAGAAAGAAAGTAAACCAAACGACGGTTTAAATTTTTTCTTCATTAAAAATTCATTATGGTTAATAGTCGGCTTTTCATTTTCATCAAGTACAATAGCAATCTTTTCAAGATATGAAGCAATTGATGAACTTCTTGAACTAGCGTTTGAGGTATTTGATTCGTTTATTTCATCAATATACTGGGATGTCTTTCTAATCATTGAATAACTATCAGATGACTTTATTAATATTGAATCTAAATTATTTGTTATTTTTTCAAGGTGGCCTGAGTCTATTATTAATCTATTTATTAATTCTTTAGATCCTCCTTTAAACTCAAAAGCGTTTCCATTTAAAGCAGATCCACTATTTCCATATATAGTAAGTATGGAATAATCAGAAGTCATTGAATTAAATTTTAGACTATATTGGGAGTCAAAATTACCTGGAGATTTAGCTTTAATAAATACTTTTTCATTGTATGCATACGCAGTAAATGATCTATTTCTAATTCCATTAATACATTCAGCAAGTGCCTCAGCAACATTATGTAAATATCCTGTGCTATTTAAGTAGAACTCATCATAACCAATAACATTATCGTAATCATTGTATATATAATAATCTCCCGGGTCCGGTATTAATGCATATGATTGAGCCATTTGTATCAAGTCATACTTTTTTCCTAATGGATCTATTCTAGTACCATGAGGATGATAAAATTGAATTTCATCATAATCATTTGGATTTTTCTTGATCTCAATCATAGAATGAGAGTGTCCAGGAAGAGAGCTCGCAAACCCCTCATCTTGTAAAAAAGTAGTTCGACTCTGTCCAAAAAATAAGCCTAAATCAATTTTAGTATTGGAAAATCTTATTTTACCAGAAGAAAGTTCTTTTATATATGATATGATTGCTTGGGGTACAACCGGTGCCACATTAACTTGATAACTAAACGTATCGTTGTCAATTTTAGTTATTATAAAATCACCAGAGTAACCAGTAGTATTAGATGATATTGTTATTAGATTACCGTCAATGTTCCCGTGGGAAGCGTGAAAAACAGTAATAGTAGTCCCATTTGAAGTAGCAGTTGCTTCTGCTGGATTAGTATAATCTATTTCAAGAGGAACTCTTCCATTATTACGATTTAAAGTAGGAATATATAATTTTCCATTTTTGTCGGTTATATAATTTATAAATAATGATTCAGAATCAGTAAAAGAGTCTTTAAATTCTGACATATTAATAGTAGCATTCTTATATGGAATAATTACTCCATTTGAATTATATTGAGGTACATACGCATCGTCTGTTTCTAAATATTGTTTCTTTAGGACTGGTATGTTTTCCCAAGTAGACCTATTCGAATATGCGGAATTAATATCAATCTCTAAAGTAGAAAGTTCAACTGCATTTACATAAAAACCTAAATATCTATTAAAATCGTATTTGTTTGAAGTATCATCATTAAATATAAACTCAAGATTAAGTATATCTGGAAAAAGTATTCCATGTCTAGAATAACCCTTTGTAATATTTTCCTCAAATGATTTTAAAGGCTGAGAACTTGAATATAGCGAATGTAATAATTCTCCACGATATCCAAAATTTCCTTCATTTACTAAGATACCATTCCAGTTAGTATAATCGTCTTCTTCAAATCCAACTGTTAATGGACTGCTTGGAAAATTAGGATGATTTATATAATCTCTAATATATTTACCAGCAGTGGTCTCAGGGCTTAAATCAAAAGTCTTTATAAGAGAAGCTTTGCTAAGTAATTCAGTAAAATAATCAGTTTTATTTTGGCCTGATTCAAATTTTTGTTTTAGTATGTCAAGTCGATCATTTGCTGGATCAGTTATCTTAAATACTACAAAGTATGAAGGAATCTCCTTTTTAAGATATATTGGTGCAAAATATGACATTCTTTCTGAATACTTATTAGAGGCTAAGTATTTTGCTCCACTAAAATAATGAGAAAAATCATATTGATCTTTAAAGTCGTTTGAAGTTTTAGTTAGATCCACGCTTTCAGATAAATCAAATATTATTTCATTTGGTGTTTGTCCACCATTAAAAAATCTAAAGATGTTTGCTGGATGAGATTGGTTTGTGTCAATTGATACTTTTGAATAAATGTCTTTTGAAAGTTCAGGATTCACTTTTATTGACTCTAGCCACATTTCTCCAGCTTCATTAATCATCATTTTAACGTTTCCAGTTAATTTAGGATTTGTCCTAATTAACTGGAAACTTGAATCTTCAGTTAAAATTTTTGTAATATTTGATATTTCTCTCATCTAGAAAAAGTTGATTTAAAAGTTAGAAGATTTTCCTTTACTTTGAACTATTGGAGCATCTACTGTTGTTTCTTTAATATATTGTGTGCTTACTTGCATATCAAATGAGAATGGTTCACCATCTTTAAGTATGATATCTAATCCCATTTTTTTAGAATATTTAATGTTAGTTAACGTTGAATTTATTCGATATCCTCCAACATATCCAAGTCTATCAGATACTCTAAATTGAAAAAGAACTGGGATATTTAGAGCATTTTCAGGTCCAAGCTTTACCGGTTTAGTTGATCTTCCTGGGAAATTTCCTTCTACTGAAATAGATTGATAATTAGTTGGATACATATATAAATATGCACCACATGTATATTTACCTATTAAGTATTCATCATTTTTAGAAAAACCTAATTTAATTGGATAATTCGTTTCATTAGTTGGACCAGTAGGTAAAGTAGGTGATATTCTACTTGCTTGTTTATAGTATGGTACATCAAATACATTTTTTCCATTATTTTCAGACACGGATGTCTCAAAATGAAGAGCTTGTGAAAAAGGTAAATATGGTTGAGGATCATTTGCAGTAAATGAAGGCCTAAGCTTTGTTGCGATATTTGCGACATTAAAGTTTGCTAAAAATAATGTTGGTATTTCAGGGTGGTCTTTACTTATACAAAACTCAGAGAGATATCCCCCAGCTTGAGCAACTTTATTAGCATCAGTATTTCCATTCCATACTCTAGGATCAGATTGTGTTCCAGGAACCTGATAACTTGGATCAAATGGAAGATAATGAGCCCAGTTTACTGGAATGTTTTGGAAACTTGAAACAGTTTGCCCTTGATAATTATATAAAGCAGCGTATGGAGTATACCCAGTAGATGGGTTACTTGGAACATATAATTCTTCAGATAATCCATATTCTCTTACTCTAGAATAGACAAATTGACTTTTTACTTGGCCAGATTGAGATCCTCCCTTTTGTTTAAATGCTCCTCCCTTATCTGGTATAGGATTAGAATTTACCCCAATTGGAACAATATCATATCTTCGATTTACATGGTAATCAGAAGTAGGATAAGCAGTTGGATTAGTTTGAATAGGTAAGCCAGTTGAAATATCTAAAGGCTGCGCTAATTCATTTATTCCACCACCAAGTAAAGAAACTAGTTCTAGATTAGTTGCTGATGTATTTTGAATAGATATTGCATACTGTTTAGTAACTACTTGACCCTCTCGGTATACTACAGTACCCCCAGTAGTATCTTTTATTAGGTCTTTATAATATCCAGCAAATAATTGTATTGTATCTCCATTGGCTACATCCAGTGAATTACCATCTGAATCAATAATACTTACTTTAATTACCCCTTTATCTAATGAAATTGATTGTTGTATTCCATCTAATGTAGTTTGTAAAGTCTTTAATTTTTGATAAAGATCTACAACATTTCCTTCAGTTGTAAAAAATCCACTTGCAATATCTTCTGCTACGTGAGAATAAAATTTATCACCTGAAGTAAATTGATTAGCTAAGTGATTATCTAAACCTTTTGCACTTAAACTCATCTCAAAATCTAATTTTGCTTTTTCAGCAAACGCTTTTTGAGAAGTGATTACTCCTTCTTCTTGAGATTGTATACTTTCAGGAAAACGTACTTGTATTGAATTTGACCATGCAGATTCAGCTGGATTACTAGGCCAGCCTGCTTCAGATAAAGATTTTACTTGTATTTCTACAATTTCTCCTTTTCGAATAGATATGTTTAATTGATTAGTATTAACTACTTCAGAATCAGTAAGAGTCTCTTCAGCCCAATCGTATAATCCAGTTGAAGTATTTAATACTCTTGTTCTAGGCTTAGTTGATACTTCAGACCATTGTGAGAAAGTAGCTTGTTTATCTGTTCCATCTGCATCTTTAAATGTCTGCTGTTGTGAATTAGCTTGATTTCCAGTAAGACTTAAGTATCTATATCGATACTTAAATTGAACTACATTTTGAGATCCATATGTACTTATCTTAGCAGCAGGTATGTGCCAAAATCCTCTAATTTCATATTTTCTAGATGTTGTAAATTGAGCAGTCGTTGAAAGAAGAGTTGTGATATTTGTAACAATTGAGGCCAACGCAGTAGTCTTTTCATTACGAGAAGTTATTGTTTCCTTTAACTGTTTTTGTAATCGCTTTGCTTCCCTAGGAGTTTTAGCAATAGTTGTGATTTCAGATTTAATTGAATCAATTTTTTTATTCAATTCCTCTATCTCTTGCTGAAGACCGGCTTTTTCTTTAACGCTATTATTAAGGTCGGTTACATTTTTATCATCCTGTATATGCTGATCTACTTGAACAACTTTAAAACTAGCTTCATCTAATACTGGCGAATCAGGAGTTATTGCGACTATTGCAGGTTGAGATTTCTCCTTTGCCATATTTAATAGTATTAAACCGAAATCTGAAACAAAGTTATTATAATAATCTGCTAGGGTAGTAGTTGAATCATCTTGTAATGGAATAGTTAATTCATTTGTATAAAGTGAAACTCCTTTTGCATAGTCATTTACTGTTAATGCTTTGGCTTTACTTACGGGTTTTATAAATATTACTTCTCTTTCATTAAATCCGACATTAATTGATACTTCAGGTCTACGATAAGGAACTGGTTTTATTTTTAAAACGTTTGCGCCTATTGTTAACGGGTCAGTACCAAATAGTTTCTCTAGGACTACTTCAGTATCAGTAGTATTAATTGATGTAATTTTATATTCGGTATCGTTTGCGGTTATTAGGACATCTCCTACTGCAAGAGTTTTACTATTTCTAACTCCACTTATTACATCAGTATAAATTAATGAGCTTAATTTATATCGTCGGCGAAGTATTGAAACAGTCGATCCGCTAGTTAGAGTTTGATTACCTTCCTCCTCAAGAATTTTAATTATGTCAAATGATCCTTTATAACGATTAACTGGTATCTCCATATCAACCGTATTATCATCTTCAAAGAAATCAATTCCATTATTATTTAGATCTTGTTTAAGTAAGTCTAATGTAATATCTGTTCGACTTTTATAATTATCATCAAAATACTGTGCAACATCATCATTATTTGTAGCATTAATGATTATTCTCTTGACTACGAATTGATCAATATCGTCAGTTAATACGGCAGAGACATCTAAGTTAATGTATAATAATGGATTTAAAAATGATTCAAAAAACCAGTTATTTCTTACTTTAAATGAAGAAGGTAGAGTAAAACTCGCGTTTTGTACTTTTTCAAGATCGCTAATTAAAGTAGAAGTCTTTTTTAATTCAAATTTTCTGACTTCACCATTTGCTGACTTTACTCCTATTACATCACTATTTGCTGAAATAAGAGTATCAAACTTATTATTTAAGTCTTCTATTTTTCCTTTTAGATAACCAAAAGATGGCACATTTATTTTACTTGTGCTTCCATCTATTTTGGTTTGAGAAATAGTAACATTTTCTGAGCTTGACTCTAGCATGTTTTGCAAATTAAACATGAAATTATTCATGTTGTCAATGTCAACAACGAGTCTACTTAAAACATCGGATAGCGTATTTTTAGTTTCCATTTATTATCTTATTTTATCTACTTTAAAAGTAAGGGTTTTATCGGCTATGCATATAATATCAAATATCGGTCGGTATATTGGAGATATTGAATTTATAGTTTGAGCTAATGTATTAACCGCTGAGTCTGGACTAGATAATTCAGGATTAAAATCTGTGCTATTTAATACGGTAATTAATCTTCCATTTACACCATTATTTGTTTTGTTTAAAGCATCAGTATAAATCTTAACATCAAACGTTTGAGGATCTATTCCATGATCAAATACTAGTCTAAGAAACTGACCTTTTTTCCAAGCGGTAATTGAATCATCAATATATAAGTTATGATCATTTACTAATACGATGGTTGCACCACCAGTATTTTGATGAGCAAAATAATTACTATACATTCCTAATGTAAGAGTAGGATTTGTAAAAACATTTGTAATTGACCCATTAGCTATATTATATTCCTGGTTTGTGTTATTTACCCTAATTATATTTGGTGTACTTCGATCAATTACAATTCCATTTCCTGATCTAACTGCATCAATATTATATGCAACTGTGATATTTGACTCTCCAGAAATAATTGAATTTATCTTGGAGTTTGTATTATCGATCATGTTTACCAGGTTAGTGGTATTATTAAATATTGCTTGATTTGCAATAAGCGACGTCTCGAGATTAGATATTCTAACATTAAGTTCAGCAGTGTCAGTCGAGTTTAAAAGAAGATCTTTTATTCCAACTACTTGTTGTTGTAATGCATCTAATTCTAATAATTTATTACTATACGTAGTTTGAAGTTGAGTAAACTTAGTAAGAACATCTGTAAATAAGTCTAATGAAAACGTTGAGTAATCATTAATTGATTTTTCAACCTTTGTGTCCTCAATTGAGGTATCTAATTTTAAGTTTGCTTTAAATGAAAAAGCATTACCATTGGTTTTAGTTAAAGGATTTGGTTTGTATTTACTTATTACTGGAATAGCAAATTCTAAACCGCTTTGCTTGATTTCATCTAAAATAAGTATACCATATAGATTCGTCTTAAAGTCAGTAGGATTTCCGCTAGAGTCTAGAGTGTTAGGATCATATGTATCATAATAAACTAAAACGGCATTAAACTCAAAATCTTTATTTGCAACATAATCATTAAATTGCGAAAATACTTTTATATCTGGGTTCTCACTTGCTAGTTTATAATTAGCTAAGTCAAAATCTATTGATATTCCATCTAGTGTATTTCGTTGATATTCAACTACAATTGGACCATCTGTCTTTTTAATGAATTGGTCAGTTGCAACATTATATTGTCCATTAGGCGTACGGTCAGTATAATATGAGTTATTTATAGTTTGATTAAACCAGTTGCCAGGAGTATATGGATCAACTAAAGCATTTTTAATTTCAGTAGTTACACTAGCATCATCTAAATCATAAAATCCTTTAAGCGATAATCCAAATGGATGAGTATCATTATAATGTCTTCCTGAAAGATATTCGATGTCTAGAGGATTTGCTAAAGTATTAGCAATAGTCATCCCAGGATAATAGTTAGCGTCAGTTATCGACTTAAATAAGACGTGAGGAGTTGTCCCTACATTTGTTGGAACGTGAATATAAACTTCAGTATATGAATTTTCACTTGATGATAATGTATTTACTACATCAATATCTCCAACATATTTTACTACTTTATTGTAAGTGGAATTTGTTTCGGGTTTTTCAACAAATCGATACTCCGTATGATTAACTGG